ACGATCAAGCTTATCACCAAGCGCGTCAACGGCGGCTATCATGGCTTGGATGATCGAGCCGAGCGCACACGCCAAGCATTTAACTGGCTAACCTAGCATAGCCTCAATGCTGTCATCCATAGCCTGCCGCGTAAAATCGGCAGGCTTTATGCGTACAGTTTTGCCGGTTGGCGCGGCGCGCAGTATAAACAATCGTATATCCAGCGCCACATACGCAAATATGTGCGCATCGCCGTTTGCGCGTGTGAACATGTAGCACGGCTTACGTTTACGATCACCGCGCGGCTCAAGGGTCGCCTTTACCTGCATCGTCAAAAGCTCACCGCTGGCCGACTTAACCCAAAGGTCATCGTCCTGCATATCGACTCGATGGCAGCGTATCCCGCGCTGCTCAAGTTCGGCGGCGACGAGAAACTCGCCAGCACGACCGACGTTGATGCTGTTGGCCACAGCCGGAATATACTATAAATATCATAATGTTACTACGGGCAAAGTTGCTCGCACTTATATGACCGCCAAAGCTCCTCAACGCCCCATAGCTGATCTTGCGGCATAACAAAGCATTTTCCCCTACCTAAATCAGTTTGCATTGCTTTTTCGACAAATGCCTTACGCGATATGCAGCCAGCAACATCCATCACATTTTCGTCATCTGTCTTTGTCACAAGCACGGCGGCGCGTGACTTAAATGCTTCAAGAGATTTAAACAGAAGCTGGCCTGTCGGGTAGAACGTAGACTTAACGTCTATGCTTATTTCGCCAAGCCATAGGTCAACGCCGTCATCTACGCCCAGCGTGTTGGGGTTATATGAAACGTCATAAAGCTTGGCGACAGCAACCTCTGAGCGTATGCCAAGGAAATCCAGATCAACGCCGCTGCGTACATCGCGCTGCTGATTTACAATGCCACCGGCCCGCGCAAGTGTTGAGCGCAAATTAGCGCTTTGGCGGCAATCAGCCATATCCTTATCTGTGAGCTTAATTAGCATTATAAAGCGAACTCTTTTTGCGTGCGCAGGCGGTACAGTTGTTGGCCCTCGATGAACGACGTCTTCACGATTGTGCGCCGCTCACGCATGGTCTTCAGGCCAATGTCGATATGCACGGCGTCTTGCTCGATCATGCTGCACAAGTCGCCCACCGACAGCTCGTCATGCCTGCTCAGGCAGCGCTTGATCTCCTTGCGCAGCTTTTCTAGCGGCCACGGCTTGTGGGCATACGCGTGCATGTCATCGCGCCCAATGAGCCTGCGCTTCATGCGCGCGTTCTCGATGATCGCCAATTCTTTCCAACGCTCCAGCGGGGTTAGGTTTTCCGTCATAGCTTTTCTCCAATGCTGTTCACCATGTTGATCCGCTCGCCAATCCAGCGCATCACAGGCACAGCCATAGAGTTGCCCATTGCTTTATATCGTGGGCCATCTGGGCAGCTTTCTGCTGGCTTGTTGCGATACGGGATTTGCGTGTAATCGTCGGGAAAGCCCTGCAAGCGCTCGCACTCGGTTGGCGTTAGGCGGCGTACTGCGCTGGCTTGTGTTACCGCTGGCGTTTTGCTTTTGTCGAGCGTGGGCGTGACATGCTCTGACACGCTGTCGCACTGTTGCGCACTATTTTGCGCACCAAAGGCTATGGGGAAGTTTTCCGTTTCAAAGTCGTATCTTTGCCCAACCCCAGAAGTTAAGCATTTTGCTGGCCCATCCGGCACATATGCCTCTGCCTCTACTCTGTCGTTACCTGTGCGACTGAATGGAGCGCCTTGTGTAACTGTTGGGGCAACTTTTTGCCCCGTTTCTCGGCTCGGCGCAGGATGCCCTGACAGGCTTTCGCGCTCAAAAAGAACCGCTGTGGAACGTCTCCAGTCTCCAAGGTATCCGACAACGAAGACACGACGGCGTCGCTGGGCCACTCCGAAGTATTGAGCGTCAAGCACTCTGTAGGCGAACCCATACCCGAGTTCTGCCAGCGCCCCAAGGAAGGTTCCAAAATCCCTTCCTCTGTTGCTAGACAAGACGCCGGGGACGTTCTCCCAAACCAACCACTTGGGCTGATATTGTGCAGCAATGGCAAGATAGGTGAGCATGAGGTTTCCGCGTGGGTCACTAAGTCCTTTGCGAAGTCCAGCGACTGAGAAGCTTTGGCAGGGGGTTCCCCCAACAAGAACGTCGATTGGGTCATTGGGCCACTCCTTAAAAGCTGTCATGTCGCCTAAGTTTGGCGTATTTGGGTAGTGATGCGCAAGCACTGCGCTAGGGAACTTTTCGATCTCGCTAAACCATTGCGGCTCCCAGCCAAGCGGGTGCCATGCGACGGTTGCGGCCTCTACGCCAGAGCAAACGCTGCCATATCGTAGCGCGCTCACAGCCGCCGCTCCAGCATCTCGCAGAGCGCCATGATTTCTTCGGCGCGCTGCTTGATCGTCAGGCGCTCGGGGCCACGCCCCGCGTCCATCCGCATGATGTCTGCCTTGCGCCGGATCGACATGACCAGCATCAGCGGCGTTGGCTGCGTCGGCGTGCTGCTATCCTCGTCGATATGCGCGCCAACGCTGGCGCTGTTTTCCAGTTTCGATAGATCCCATTTAGCCATTGTTATTCTCCTGATGTTTAATTACGGCGCCGGTATTCCATCGACGCGCTTCTTGTTCAGCTTTTTCCCTGTCGCGGAAATACAGTACAGCATCATCATTGGTGAATGGGTTTCTGTTTCTGACCAGCATATATTCGCCCTTTTCAATCTCAATCTGCACTGCATATTTCCACATTATCCAGTCTCCTGTGTTGGCCGTGGCTGTGGTCTGACGTCAGGGAATGGGCGGCGGTAGTCTGCCTCGCCGCCCATCTCAACGCATTGCGGCTCAAAGATCCGCGCCAGATCGTAGTATTTCGCAAACGCTTTGCACTCGTCCGGCGACGAGAATATCACGAAAGCCATGAAGACGGGTTCAGCGAGTGTCATTCCATCCACCCCATGCTAACAGCGCCGATCCAGCCCAGCACCGACGCGGCAATCGCTGCGGCGATGATGATGTCTTGCTTCGACTTAGTCATTTTATCCCCCATTTTGCTATTCACCTAACAATTCTATGGCTTTTGCTTTTAGCTTGTAGTCAAAACCCCGCCAAGAATCTTTTGCTTCTTTTCCCATGTAGCCTTGAAAAACAGCAGAGGCTTTCATTTTATTCGTTGCCCTTGCTTCAATTTGACGAACCCTCTCATTACTTAAATTTAAATAACTGCCAATTTCACTAAGAGTTTTCCCATCGTGGTATCTCAGGCTTATCACTATCTTTTCACGTTCGTTAAGATTGCCAATCATATCTTCGATGGCTTTATTTTGCGAAAGTAAATTATCATAAGAACCTTTAGTCGTAAGCTGCTGCACTTGCTCCAAGCTCAAATCCAGCTCAGATGAAGATCGCTGCAACTTTATTTCGCGCAAATGCTCTGGCCATAAATCAATCGGATCTTTGCCAACCATAAGGGCAACGTCTTCAGCTAATTTAGTCCAGCCTTTTGAATTTACCGGCTTTGTTTTCATTCCCACTAGACTACTCAAGTGGCTCTGAGAAACTCCGATCTTATGAGCTAACTCTGAAACCGATTGATAATTTTCAAGTATAGCGCGCAGCAAGCGCCCATTGCGAACAGTTACCTTTACGCTAAAATCATCTGGAGCGCGGGTCATCACTCTTCCTCCTCCTCGTTGCGCCAATCGAAGTCGTCTTCGTCTTGGCATTCTGGGCAGCGAACCGTTGTCCACGCGTCGCTGTCCGGCGTGTTGACGAAACTCGGCAGCTCGATGAAGCCGGTTCCGTCACAAGTCGTGCAAATCATTTGTACACATCCGCGTTAATGCTCCACAGCACTAAGGTTGCGCGCTGCTGGTTTGCGCGCTGGTTTACATGCGCTCGGCATATCTCGCCGCGTGCGTGCATGTTGTCGAGGTGCTGTGAAAGCTTGCGCGTGTCCACGCCAACGACGTCAGCGATGTCTGCCGTCTCGCAATACGTCACGTCGGCGCTCTGCAGCATCGCAAGGATCTT